TGCGTAAGTTAGGAATAATACATAGAAAATTAACTTCTGATGTATCAAATATAGAATGATATAAACTTATTTTACATTTTTTACCTACAACATACCCTACTACTTTTCTTGAGTTAGATGACGATGAAAATTCTAATATAATAGAATCCTTACAATAAAATGAGAAGAGTTCATCTGTATATATTAACTTGAATGAGTCCCGCATTGATCCAATATAATTTATGTTTATAAATTCAACTATTTCATGAATTTTATTAGATGTCACGCTAAGCTCATTTCCATCAAGTATAGAATACTCTAGTTTGAATCTATTTTCTTTAATCTCTTTGTTCACCTTGCTTAAAATATCATCTTTACTATATATATTATTAAAAGTTCCATCTATAGAAATTTTTACTGGTTTATTACTCCAAAAACCAGCTTTCATATTATCTTATGTTTTATTTTTTATTTTTTTTATTTTTTAAAGACGCAGAGTTTTTTCTACTATCTTCATATTCAAAAACTATTTTAGATGCATTCGGGTATTTCTTTAAAAGCTCTTTTGTTTGTTCTCTTAATTTACCCGGATTTGAAGTTGGAATAATATTTTGAATCATTAAATTATCAATCGTTTTAGATTTAGTGTTTTTACTCCAATCAATATATAGATAAAAAGGTTCAATAAACTCTACTTTATAATTTTCCTTTGTTAATTCTTGTATTAAAAAATGCACACATGCTAATCTATCATATCCCGGAAATCCTATAATTATATTAGGCACCTCAAAATATATAAATGTATGCTCTGTTCTAGAATTTGTCTCCATAATTTGTTCAATACATTTATTCAAAACTATGGTAAAAATCTCATTTTTAGCATGTTCTTTTACAAGTCTTTCAGCATGTAAATTAGATATATTAGGAATTTTACGAGTATTGTTATTCATTCTTTATTATACTTAATATAATAAAAAAAAAATTCACGGTTACATATTACAAAATATTTCTTAATTTATTTTTTGGTATAGTGCACCTCTTACATATTTGAGTAAGAATTTTATTACATAATATAGTCTCTATATCAATATTCAATAACGCACTTTCAATTAAATTATTATTATTTGTTTTTTTTAACACTCTTATAAAGGTTGAACTATTATTACTAAATTCCTTTACATATATTTCTCTATCTCTATATTTATCATTTGATATTAAAATACAATTGTCATTACTAGATATCAAATAACTAAAGATATATTGACATAAAAAATCATCTTTATTTTTATCTAAAATATCTAATTCGTATTTGCTTTCTATAATAATAAATCTAATATTAAACTCTTCATATAATTCTAAAACTTTATACAACACATTATCATAGTTTGTGATTTTCTTCATAACAAACAAAAAATTACCATCACTTTTAATACCAGTGTATGATATATATTTTGTAAAAAAAATCTTGAAAAAATCTAATGTATCCTTCTCTTTATTAACATGTTTTACAGAATGAAAATCTACATTCGACATTTTATACTTGATTTCTCTAAAATCAGAGAAGATATTTAAAAAATCAACTATGTAAATAGGCGAGTTCTTTTTAATATTACTTTTTATCAATGTAATTCTACTCATGATGTTTATATTAATTAAAATATATTATCTTTAAATTCATTTTTATTTAATTAAGATAGGGATTTTACCAGTTGATGAAATTAATTGTGAAATATCTTGATTTGATTTGTCACTCTTTACATACACTAATTGATTTTCAAAATTAACATCGACACTCTTTATCCCAGTATCAGTTAATGCCTTAATAATAACTCCTACACACCCATAACAAGACATCTTTACTTTAAATGTATACACGTTCATATATTTAACTAATAAAAATGAATATCTTTAAATAACTTTTTGCCTTAATGTACGTGGTTGTAATTATAATTACTAGAAAAAATATTTTTTAACATTTTCAAACCATCTAGTAGCATTAACTACATTTTCGGGTCTTACAGGGTCTGGTAATCTCCTTAAATATACCATTAAATTTCCTACAATAATTCTTACAGATGGAAGAATATCAAATTCTTGTCCTAGGTAAATACCACTAAATAATACAAAGAATGTATATAACATTTATATTATATACATTTATTTATTTTTAAATCAAACAAAATCTACAATTTCTATATCTTTTTTATTTTTTTTGGAGCACGCTTTGATATTGACTTTTTTGATAGTGGCGATGTGGGACGGTGATCAAAGAATTCCTTTAAATTTATTGGTTTTAATCTTAAAAGTGCTTGCTCTTTCATTTTACATTCCAACATCACGTCTATTGGAAAAGTAATAGTTAATAAAGAATCATGTAAAAACCGAATATAATCAGAATGTTTACGTCTTGCTGTTTTTGAAGCATCTCCACTTACACCTGGGACACTATTACTAACATGTACCTTTGGTTTAATACCTCTTTTATGCCATACAGCAAAAACTCTGTTAAAATAATTATGAATTGGTTGTGATGACCCATGGATATCATCATGATGAAAATCTAAAACAATAGGAATACCTACATTCTCACTTATGTCCAAAAGGTCTTCAACGCAATAAGCCATTTCACAATTCTCTAATACTAATCTATTACGAACATTTTCTGGTAATTTTACAATATTTTCTTCAAGACGTTTTAAAGCTTCTGGTTTATTACCATATACACCTCCACCATGGATAATCATGACACTATCAGGCCCCATACACATACGGTCAAGAATATCACAATGATGTTTCAAGTCACTAACAGTATTTGCAATTACAATTTCACTTGGACTAGACAAAACATCATATTGACCCGGATGCATAGTTAAACGCATATTATTATCACGAGCATATTGCCCTATTTCCTTTAATAAATTGTCAGCGAAATCTAAAGAATATCCATGTACAAGATGTCCAGCAAAAGGAAACATTTCTGAACTAAGACGCATAAAGTAAATACCATTATCTTTATTCCATTTAAGAATAGTTAAAAGGTCACTTAAATTTTTTAATGCAAGCTCTTTAACATATTCAATACCTTTTGACTTAAGTGTAGCTAATCTTACAGTACGAGATGCAAATATATCATTTTTACGTAATTCCGTACAAATACACGCATAACCAAGGCGAAAGTTTGATGGTACAATCATCTTCAATTAACTGATAAATTTATTTATTATTCAATTTTTAATGTCCAGTCATTCTGTGTGATTTCACTAAAGTCTAAATTAAAAATTCTAAAGGGGCATTTTGAATACAATTTTCCATATGTAGGAGCCTCTTCACTTAATGGTAATGTTGGTTCATACATATTAGATACTGTCTGAACTGTATCACTTAAATTATAATTATCATTCCATAATTCATCAACTACACGATTCATCACAATAACATCATTATCTCTATTAAATGTTTTAAATCTAAAACTAAATATATCATTGTCACCTATTTCTGCTTTATGATAAATAATAGAATTAGGTGTAGCTGGCCATATATTACCCTGTGATAAATACACTTCTTCCATCTCTATAAAATCTAATCTCTTAACATTTATAATAAATATATTTAAATTATATATAATCAATTGGGAAATAGCCTCATCTTCTAGATAAATACTCATATCAATCTTATCTTTATTAAGAGTTAAATACATCATTGTATCTAATGAAAATATTAAATTAGTTCCTGATATACTAGTATGTAATCCATTATAAAAACCATTAAATGAACCTCCAAAGAAATTAGTTTTTGGCTTGTCTTTGAACCATTCAGACATTAACTTAAAATCAAAAACAGTCGACAAGTTTGTTCTTACAAAAAATAATCCATCATCTCTATGTTTTAAATAAGAAGTGCCATTCTCTAAATCAAATAAATTTATCATATAATTAAAAAATTTTACTGTTCTTGCAAATATACCATGACTTATAGATTCAAATTGGTCCTCTTTATCGTAGAAATCTACATACAATAATTGTTGTGTATCCTTATACGTTATCTTTTTACTAGTCCCATTTGAATCTGAATATAAGAAATAAAAATCATATAACTGTGATAAAACAGGATCTTTTTTAACGTGTGATATATTTTTTACCCATACTTTTTTAAATTCCGTATAATTTGAATTATCTGACGCAACAATACCGACAATTATCTTCATATTAAAATTATATATATATATATGAATAATCTGTTAAAATAATTGTATTTTTTTAACGACAATTTAAACAATTATCTTCATATCTAATAATATCTAACTAATATATATATGAATAATCTGTTAAAATAATTGTATTTTTTAACGACAATTTAAACCATTAGTTTAAATTTTGATTATATTTTATTAATATATTTTATAAAATGTTACAAGAACCAGATTCTTATTTAACTTTAAATAAGTACCTAGATATTTACCACACCCAAGGAACCCCACCATTTCCAGAGAATGTTATGAGACTTATTCATCATATTACGAATTCTCTAATCAATGCAAGAGCTGGAAAATCCAAAATTGATCCAGAGACAAAAGATGGTAAAGCAATTCTAGAATATGATGGTTATACAGGAACTAGAACACGTCATTTTTATAATAATATATGTAACTCTGACGAAGTTCAAAATATTAAATACTTGGAAATCGGAACATGGAATGGAAGTTCTAGTATGAGTGCTGCTTATAAAAATAAAATTAGTGCACTCTTTATTGATAATTGGTGCCAATTCGGTGGAGACCCAAATATTTTTATGACAAATATGGCAAAATATGCTAAGGATTCTGAAGTTTTCCTATTAGAAAGTGACTGCTGGAAGGTTAATTTAGACGAGATAGATATGGGGCCCTTTAATGTATATTTATTTGATGGTGACCATGCTGAATTAGACCATTTTAAATCTTTAGAATATTACTATCCTATATTAGAAGACTTGTTTATTTTTATTGTCGACGATTGGAATTGGCCAAATGTCCGCGATGGAACGATGAGAGCCATCGATAAATTAAATTGTAATGTACTATTTAGACACGAAGAGTTTGTAAGTGAAGACGACTTAAAAAATATGCCAGAACATCACGGAAAGAAAACTTGGTGGAATGGCATGTCGTGTTTTCTATTACAAAAATCTAAAATTGTTTAAAATTTTTTTATTGCGAGATTATAACTAAAAAATTAGTTATAATGTATTCACGAAAATCTTGTCCTAAAGGCACTGTATCCAGAAAAGGATATACTAAAAAATCAGGTGTTAAAGTTAAAAGCGCGTGTGTAAAAAGTTCTTCTTTAAGAAGTAGAGGCATCATGCCTAAACGAGTTTTACCAAAACTTAAATCTGGTTCATTAACTAAATATGGATATCATATTCATGATACTAAAAGTATTAGACATAAAGCACTTAAAAAATCACTTGAAGCTTACGGCTTCGCCACATTAATCCGTAAACTAAATGCTATACGTGTGTTATCCAGAAATACAGCTCCTCTTAACTCTAAAAAATATACAGATGATATACAATATATAGAAAAAATGGTAAATGCATCAGCCAAAAAATCTAAAAGAAAGTCAAAATCTAAAAGAAAATCTAAAAAACGTTCAAAATCTAAAAGAAAATCTAAAAAACGTTCAAAATCTAAAAGAAAATCTAAAAGAAAGTCAAAATCTAAAAGAAAATCTAAAAAACATTCAAAATCTAAAAGAAAGTCTAAAAAACGTTCAAAATCTAAAAAATCTAAAAGAAAGTCAAAAATGATGTGATAGTTTATAATTTTTTAATCAAGTCTTCCAAGTCAATCTTCCATAATTCTTCTGGAGTTTTATTCTTGATGAATTGTAGCTCTCGTTTTTTATTTTCGCATTGTTTATTAAGTTCGTTAATTTTTTCTAAAGTTAAGGAGTAAATTGGTAATCTCAACAAGTAATCATATGACTCTTCGTCAAGTGGATACTCACGTTCTTCTAATAGAGCTATAATATAATCTTTAGATTTCTTATTGATTTGAAGTTCACCTTCAATGTATTCTTTAATAAATCGAGCCTTTGCTTCTAAAATCAACAGTTCTCGTTTGAGCTTTTTGATAATATAGTTTCTACGCTTAATATAATATTGAATACGAATATCAAAGAAATCTAACAATATATCAACTGGTGTATTATACTTTGTAAGAATCAAATTTTCATTAAATAAATACATATTATTAGTACTAAATGACTTTACTAATTTTAATTCCTTTTCAAGTGTACCAGATTTAATTAAATCTTCCAAGTCATTTTCACTCTTGAATTCTACAATAAAGCAGATATCATCATTTTCATCCTTTGTCTTATTTTGAACATCCTTTAATTCAAACTTCTTTTTCTTAGTTTTTGAAGTCTTATCACTTACCTTTTTACTTAAATTATTTTCAATTAGTGATTCCAAAAACTCTTTATAAATTGTGATACCCGTTCCAACTGGAACTTCTGTGATTTTAATTTGTTTGTCAGATAATTTTTCCCATCTACCTTTTGTAATATAACTTCCATTTTCTATTTCTTGAACTGTACCATGAAACCCTTTAAAGTATGGTTTCATAGGCAATGGTTGAAAATCTTCATCATCAATCATCTTAATCAAGTTTGTAACTATATCTTTTGGATTATAACTTGGAATATATGTAGAATATCCAGTACCGATACCCTCACATCCATTTACCAAGACCATTGGGATAATTGGTAAATACCATTCTGGTTCAATTGGTGTACCATCATCATCCAAAAAATCTAATAATGGAGTATCATCCGAATTAAATAATAATGGTGTAATATCGCTAAGTCTAGTAAAAATATATCTCGGACTAGCAGCATCCTTTCCTTGTTGTAATCTACTACCAAAATTACCATCTGGATACAATAAATTAATATTATTTGTTCCAACAAAATTTTGTGCTAATCCAATAATTGCACCTTGTAAAGACGCTTCACCATGATGATAACCAGTTTCAGCTGAAACATATCCAGATAATTGAGCTACTTTAATTAATTGAGTCTTATTTTTCTTTAACATATAATACACAATTTTTCTCTGAGATGGTTTTAAACCATCACATAAACTTGGGATTGAACGTAAATTGTCATAAATTGAGAAATGAATAAGTTCCTTATTAATAAGGTCTTGATAACTGACACGATTTTCTTTAACATCTACATAACTAGATTTGTCATAATTTGATAACCACACTTTACGTTTATCAGTACATTTAATGGGTACTATGACGTCATTATTAGAAACATCAGATGCATCATCATTATCTCCTTTTTTCTTAGGAGCTTTTGTATTTTTATCTTTTTCAAATGCTAACAAAATAGATTCATCACATGCCTTGTCTTTATAATAGTAATCAACTTTAAGTTCTTCAAGTCGTTTAAATGTATCTTTTGCATCTTCTTTTTTTGATGTACCTAATCCCTTAAAATATCGTACTTGATATGTATTCAAATTAGGTTGACTACCATTTAAACCTCCAGTTTCCTTCCATTTTAGATAATCCTGTTCAGTAAAAAACTCCACAACTTTTTTACCTTTAATTGCTTTAACAATTGGTGTTTTTAGTGTTTGAATATAATCCATCTTAATAAGACTTGGCCACCAATAGTGAAAGAAATTTACAAGAAGTGCCTTAATATGACTTCCATCCACGTCAGCATCTGTTAACACCATTATTTTACCATATCTAAGGTCAGATGTATCTTTATATACTTTGTCTTGCTTTAATCCAATAATTTGTTTAAGACTATTAATTTCTTCATTTCCAATTAATTGAGAAATAGTAGCATCACGTACATTTAAAACCTTACCTTTTAATGGAAAAACTCCATATTTTTCAGGACCTACAATACCTCTACCCCACATAGCAAACGTCTTTGCTGAATCTCCTTCTGTTAAAATTAATGTACATTGATTAGATTTAATTGTACCAGCCCATAGTGCATCTTCAAGTTTGGGAATAAAAATTCTACTTGTCTTTTTACCATCTGTCTGCTTACTAAGAGATGCCGACTCCTTTAATTTACAAAATTCTACAATTTCTTCTGTAATAGAACTTTTATATAACTTTGTGATAAATGCATCAGAAACTGTAATATTACATCCGAAATCTTTTGATTGAGTTGTTAATTGTTCTTTTGTTTGACTATTAAATGCTGGATTGGCAACTGTTGCTCTTAAAAATAAAAATAACTTGTCTTTGATAAAATTTGGTTTAAGTTCTTTTAACTTTTTCTTTTCTTCCAACATTTTCTTAAGTTTATTAATAATCTGATACAGAATATAATCAACATGTTTACCACCTTGAGTGGTAGAATTACCATTTACAAATGATACTTGTTCAAAATGACTATACGGTACAATAGCATACTCCCATACATATTCAGTAACTTCACCATTTTTATTTTTAATTCTTTCTGTATGAAATTCACTTATAACTTTTTCACCCTCAAAAAAATACTTAGTATAATCAATGAGCCCCTTGCCTTTTAACTTCTCACCATTCAAATAAATTTGAACATTCCCGTTTGTACAAGCAATACAATCCAATACACGTTTCCTAATAAGAAGAATAGTATCATCTTCAAGACCTTCCATATCAAAACGGGCATAATCTGGAATAAATGTAATTTTCGTATAACTTTTACTCGAATTACTAGTAATTTTAGCTTTTGTTCTTTCAGTCATATTATTACTAAATTCTTGAACAAACTTTTTCTTTTCATCTGAATCAATCGTTTCTACAATAAATTTACTTGAAAATATATTAGTACAATTATGTGTTACCGTAAAATCGTTAATCAAAAATCTTTCATTTTCGTCAATATGAATACCTACATAATCCATGTCTTCAATTTCTTTAATTTTAATTTGACCAGTATTCTGTGTTTTTGTATTGTTACATTTTTTTCTTAATAATATTGTTGGAATATCTTCAATGTTTCCTGAAATATTAACATAATAAGCTTTGCTTTCTTTTTTTTCTCCATTCTTTAATTTATATTTTGCCATACCAGATGTCATAGAACAACAAAATCCTAATGAACGAGCTAAATATAATACATCAAGTATTAATTGTTCGTGTTTCCAACTTTGACTAATTCCTATCCTTGTACCATCTCTTGATAATGTTCCATCTGTATCTATAAAACCAGCTAATACTTTTAATCTTACTTCTCTACTATTAATAAGATATTCTTTTGGGATATGTTTATTATTAATTAAATTATAGTTTTTTAATAAATTTTTAAGAGGTGCATAACCATAAGTATTAGGATTATTTATTGATGAAATTTTATACCAGTATTTATTTTTTTCTGATAATGTTAATTTAGCATCATTTTTTAATCCCCACTCCGTAAGATAATCTATCAATTCATAATCACTTTCCTCATTACAAGAATACGCATATCCAGACTTCATACCATCACCTAACCATAATCCTAAAACATATGGATCCAATTCAATATCTTGATATTCCCAATTTACACATTGACCTCTAACTCCAGCTAATCTACTTTGTGTAGTTTTTGATAAACCAAGATAATCTTTAATAGATATATCAAATACATTATTATCTTCAATATTTTTTGAAAATTCAACTATTTCATTATATGTTTTTAAAATTTTTTCATTATTCATATCTGGTTTATTATTAGGTGATTTTCTTTGTTTTATTGGTAATTTTTTATCAGGGTGTTGTCTTGAATAATGTCTTTTTAATCTACTATTCAAAATTATACCACATTCTTCACATTTTATATTTTCATTAATAGCTTTTATAAATTTTGTATTAATTTTGTTATTTGTATGGTCCCACCATAAAATAGACCAACCATTATTATTCCAAAAAATTACTTTATGATCTGGCATATGTAATGTTAAAATATGTTCATCGTTAACTTTATAACTTTCACCTCTATTTTGACTTACTTCATACATTTTACCTTTACCAAAAACAGTTGATAAAACTGTTCTTTTATTCCCATTATCTCCAATAAGTGTGTCTCCTATTTTAATATCTTTAGCTAATTTAATTTCACCATTCCATAATGGTATTTTTGTATCAAGTGCCTGGCATTTACTTCCAAGACCATTGGTACCAGCACCAGTTCTAGTAGTGGTATCATCATAATTACTACCAGAAAGAAGATGTCCAAATATAAGTTCTGGAACATAAATATTATGTTCTTTATGTAACTGAATAGGTACACCACTACCATTATTCCATACACTTATTTCTCCTGTTTCTTTGGAGTATTCAACTTTAATAGTTGTAACAGTTGCGTCGCGAAAAGAATGGTCAGTAGCATTAGTCAAAACTTCATCAAAAATCTTCATAAACCCTGGTGAATACTCAACCATTGTTTTTTCCATTTTAGGAACACTATCAGACTCCTTCGCTACCCATAGTTCTTCCATCTGTTTTTTAACAGAACCAATATACATACCACTTCGTTCAAGAACATGCTCTCTTTGTGTTAATTTCTTATATGTATCTTCAATTTTCTTGGATTTAGACATTTTTGTCACTTTCTGTTAAATAATTTAAATTGTTTTTAAATTTCAATTATTTATAAAAATTTTCATATTCGTTATTCAGTATATGGTTTTTCTCCGTTATATTTACCATCAAAACCCTTGAATTTACCACACCAAAGATCCTTTTTACCAGTAGAACCACCACAAACTCCATAAATAGAACAACATTGTTTACCAGGACATGCTTTATTTCCATACTTTGGCCCACATCTCTCATTTGTCGAAAATTTATACCCTGCCCAATTAACAGCTGGTTTAACAGCTTTAATTGCAGCTTGCGTAGCTGCTGCTACTTGTGCTGGCTCACCAGCAGATGGGTGCATAGCTTGAGCAGCGAGAGCCTTGATAGCTGAAACACCCTCGGCATCACCAGCTGCCTTAGCGGCTTCAACAGCAATCTTGGCAACTGGGATAATATCTTGCGCTGGAATAGCACTTTTAGATGAAGCAGCTTCTTCCAATAACTTTACAGCTTCAACAGCTCGCTTAGATGATGTAACCGCATCTGCAGCTGGTGCTACAGCTGGTGCTGGAGAAGATAAACCAACTGCTGCTACCACTGGCGCTGGTGTTGGTCTTGTTTGTATTGGTGGTGGTAGTGTCATTCGTTTTGGTACTAGTGGTGGTAGTTTTGATACTAGTGGTGGTGTTGATACCAGTGGTAGTTTTGGTACTAGGGATGGTAGTTTTGGTACTAGTGGTGGTGTTAACACCAGCTTTGATTTTACTACTGGTACTATTTTTTTTGCTGCTGGTACCTCTGGTTCATTCATAAAATATAATCCGACAAATGCTAAAATTGCTATAGCTATCATTAAAACAATTGGGCTGCCCTCTCTACGATCCATTTATATTATATTATAAACAAAATAAAATAATTTTCGTTATTTAAATAAAAATAATATATTTAATATTAATACGTAAGATGTCTAAACCTATAGTAAATAATAGAATCAATTATCAAAATGCATATGCTCGAATTATTCAACACGATCTCTATTTAAGTCAAGGTGTTCGTGCAGGAGATTCCCCGACTTTTAATAATTTAACATTAACTGGTAATGCAACTATCCAAGGTAATCTATATGTTGAAGGTAATACATCACTATTCAATACAAATGTTACAGAATTTGAAGATAATATTATTTTAGTAAATAGTAAAGAAACAGCATCAGGAGTTTCACTTTTTCAATCTGGACTTGAAGTTGATAGAGGATTAGGAGAAAATTTTAGAATAGTATATAACGAAGTTAATTCACGTGTAGAAGTAGGTTTAATAAGTAATTTACAACCTATAGCCATTAGAGAATCAGCACCTTTATTAAATGGTATTATGATTTGGAATGATTCTACAAAAAGAGTAGAATCATCTAATCAAATTACTATTCCTGTAAACCTTACTAGTGCTATTAATAGTTCTAGTAGTTCTACTGGTTCATTTATTTTATCTGGGGGTCTAGGTATCGAAAAAGATGTATATATGGATGGTAAGTTATATATTAGAGGTAGTACACACGGAAGTTATTCTAATTTATGGACAGATATAACAACTAATGATTTTAATTTAACAAGTACGGAAGATATTAATCTAACACCTCGTACACGAATCAATATACCTTTTAATAAATATGTATCATTTGGTAATAATGGTCAAAGTATTGTAGCAAATAGTTTAACAAATGCCTTAAATATTACTAGTAATGGCGATATATATCTTACTCCCAGTGTAAATAAAAAGATTCATGTTCCTAATCAAATTCCTATAACATTTTCAACAGATAATGAACAAATCTATACAGATAGTTCTAATAATATGGTAATTGCAAGTAGCCAAGACGTTTATTTGTTTCCAAATAATGGAAATGCCAATGGTAAAAAGGTATTTATTCCAGTAGATACACCAATAGCCTTTGGTAATCAAAATCAATATGTTATTGCTAATATTAACAATGATTTAACTATTGCAGCAAATAATAATATTTTATTAAATCCGGGTGCCACACTAGATGTTAAAATACCCATTGATTCAGGTATACGTTTTGGAGCTGGATATCAGAGAATTACAGCTAATAGTGACAACGAACTTATTTTATATTCAGACGGTGATATATTTTTAACACCACAAGATGGTTCTCAAGTTAATTTACCAACTGATACACATTTAACATTTGCATCTAATACACAATATATTATGGGTGATTCTATTGGGAATATTATAATTTCACCAAGTAATCAGCTTATAGTCACTTCACCTATTAAATTTACAGATACAAATGATACAGTTAATGGTTCCACTGGGTCTATTAGTACATTAGGTGGGTTAGGTGTAACAAAAGATATTTACGGTACAAGTAGTTTAATCATCAAATCTAATAATAGTGGAATTGTTCAAATCAAAAATAACTTAAATATTGACATCTTTAAGATAAATGCAAGTGTTATAGGTGGCAATATTAGTATTATAACAGGCAATGGTTCAAGTGCAACAGCAAGTTTAGATATTACAAATTTAAATGTTTTAAATGCCCAGAGTTTAATTCAATTAAAGGCTAATTTTGATTCTGTGGATGGTTATATGATTGGACGTGGTACTTCATCATTAAATAATGGAAGAAGTTTAACAGTCAATCTACCAGATTATTCAACTTATGCCAACACTGGAAGTAGAAGCAAATTTACAGTTACTTCTAGTAATTGTTCTACAGAATTATTCAGTGTCGAGTCAGAAACAGGTAATCTAAATGCAATGGGTCAAACTACGTTGACCAATATAACTGATAGTACATCCTCAAGTACAGGTAATTTAGTTATTGAAGGTGGGATCGGTATTAAAAAAAGTATACATACAAGTGGTAAAATAATTCAAGCAGTTGCATCATTAACTGCATATCAATTACGAGATTCTTCAAATAATATTTTATTCAATAATGATAGTATATCTCAACATGTTACGATTAATGAATCTGTTGAAATTAATAGTCAAGATTATGATGCCTTTAAAATAACAGATAATTTTATAGATATTATTCATATTGATACAATTGACAAAAAATATACTTCTCTTTTACAACATAATATTAAAAGTACAACTGAATCTACAGATACTAGTAATGGTAGTGTTATAATAGATGGAGGTGTTGGTATTAAAAAGAAATTAAACGTAGGTGGTAATACAACATTTTCAAATGGTGTAAATATGAATAATACTAAAATTACAAATGTATTGGACCCAACATTACCACAAGATGTAGCTACAAAAGCATATGTAGATTTAGTGAAACAGGGTATTTTCGTTAAGGATTCTGTTAAAGCTGCTACAACATCTGATATTAATATAAATAGTGAACTTATTGTAGGCGGAACAATTGATACTGTTACATTAGTTCTAGGTGACCGTATTTTAGTAAAAGATCAAGGTAATCCTATTGAAAATGGTATTTATATTGTTACAAATGATGTACCTATAAGAAGTTCAGATTTAATTATAGATAATAAGGCTTCTGGTATATTTACTTTTGTTAAAGTTGGAGATATTAATGCATCATTGGGTTGGATTTGTAATTCACCTATTGACCAAGATACAGTTGGTACACATGATATCAATTTCACACAATTTACTGGTCTAGGACAAGTTACAGCAGGCTTCGGTTTGATAAAAAATTTTAATCAACTTAATATTAATGTAGATGATGTATCTCTAGAGGCAACTCCTATAAGTGGTGAATTACGAATTAAAAGTACAGCGGTAGGAACTGGATTAACAGGTGGAAGTGGAACTGTTTTACAAACTGCTACAAACCAGTCTCATGTTACTAAATTAGGTACAATTGACACAGGCGCGTGGCAAGCAAGTGTCATAGGTATTCCATACGGAGGTACTGGTCGTAGTAATTTTGATGCTGGTAATATTTTATTTGGTGATAATACCAATTCAATATCAACAGACCCAAATCTTTATTTTGATAATATCAATAGAAGATTAGGTGTAGGTACTAACGCGCCAAGTGAGGACTTGGAAATTAGAAGTAATAATACAACTACGTTCTTTATTAATGCAGATTCCGATGCTAATAATTTAACTGCACGTCCAGAAATTCGTTTAAGTTATAATGGAACATTGAATAATGCGTATATTGCTCTTACTCGTGACTTTAATCAATTTGCTAATAATATTTATAGTGATGCACTCATTATTAGTAATGACCAAACAACAACTAATTCACGTATCCAATTAGCTACAAATCAAACTGCTCGTATTACTATTTTATCAAATGGATTTGTCGGTATCAATACCTCTAATCCAAATGTAAGACTTCATGTCAATGGTACTATGAATGTTACTGATAATACCAAATTCTTTTCTACAAAACCTAGTACATCTATCACAGAAGGTGCCGTAGTTATAAGTGGCGGTGTTTCCATTGGATGTCCAACTAACGCAGTTAGTGGATATGGTGGTGCTTTAACAGTTGAAGGGGGTGCAAGTATTGGTAAAGATTTATTTGTAGGGGGTTCTATTAATTCAGTTAGCTGTACCTTTAGATATTTAACTATTACAGATACAAATGCAGCAATCAATTTAACTACTGGTTCATTTTTAACCTATGGTGGTATAACAATTCAATGTACAACTGATGCTACATCTGTTACAAACGGGGGTAGTTTATTAACACCAGGCGGTGCTAGTATTGGTGCAAGTTTATATGTAGGTCGTACAATTTATGGACTATCTGATACATTTTTGGGTAATTTATATATGTATTCTACTTCAAATCAGAATTATATACAACCACCAAATTCAGACCGTGACACTAATAGTTTCTTACCTATCAATTTCACTAAATATAATAATACAGATGCTAATACCTTGACAATTGCAGATGCCGGGATTGTACTTAATAATAATCATACTATTCAAATTGGTGGAACATTACAAAATCCAGATGGTTATACACTACAATATATTACGAATAATTTAAATATTATTCCAAACAATACAACATCAAATTACAACATCAATATTGGCACTGTCGGTAATTATTCTAATCTTAATATTTATGGTAATAATTCCGGTCAAATTAGATGGGATAGTACAACGTCTAACTTGTTAATTACACATAGTTCAATTCAATTTAATAAAGTTGATTCAACTGGGAGTATTGTAATAACAACACCTATGAATCAATCGTCAGAAAGTTATATCCAAGCAAGTGGAGGTAACATGATTCTCAATCTTGGTACAGGTAGTACTGGTGGTCAATTAATTACTAAATTAACAAATGATATTGGTGATTCATCGATTACATTTACACCAAGTAATATATCATCAAGTACCCTTGTATTAACAAATAACGTTTATAGTACATTTAATGGTCCAGCAACATTTGCAGATAAAATGGAATATTCAGGTAATGCTTTACATCAAACAGTTATAAATACAACTGACAACCCTGCATGGATGTTTCTTGGTACACTTGGCGAGTCTGGTTATTGTGAAATTGATTTTAATAATGGTATTAATGTGTCTTCTGGTAATTTATGTGGTCTTAAATTTATGGCATCTATTATTAATACGACAGGTAATGCATCTCATTTACATTATGGAGACGTTGCATCTAATTCAACTGATAAACCAATTTGTTACATGTTTACTGATTATACAACAGACTATTATATCTTTGTAAAATTACCTGCACATTCACAAACAAATATAAATGTAACTGCACAACAGAATAATAAATTCTTGATTTTAGATGAAGGGTATGGCAGCGAACCTAATGGTACATTTAGTGGATATACAAATACTTGGACAATGTTATATAATACTCAACATGAAAGTACATTGAGATATACAACTGGTGATTTAGTAGTTGAAAAACAAGCAAAGATTAATGATAATTTACCAATTATTGGTTATAATAATGAAAATACAATTGCATCTAGAGATATCGGTATACTTTATCAAAGATACCAGATTTCTAATAATATCGGTAATGGCGACATAGTAGATGGAGCAACACCACCTCAATTTATAGATTCTATTCCTAATCAATCTACTGTAAGTAACTTATCTCAAATTAAATTTAGTGACTTGGCAAGTATAACAGATAATTATTATGTCGGATGGTGGATTAAAATTGTATCAGGTTCAAATACAAACCAAGTTAGAAAAATTACAACTTACAATGGCGCTCAAAGAATTGCTACTTTAGCTACACCATTTACAAATCAAAATCCAAATAATGGATCAACTGTTAACTTTTATAATAATAGTTACGTTGTAAGTTACTATGATGAAACAAATGATACATTTGCCTTTGGTTATACAGATTCTAAACCTGTAAATGGTATTATCAATAATAATGGTAATACTAATTTACGAATTAAAAGTTTATACTCAACTGATACAACTGTATCTACTAATGTAAGTTCTGGATCACTATATTTATTAGGAGGTATATCTATTAACAATACAAATGATGCTCAAAGCTCAAGTTATGGAGGTACAATAACAACTGCTGGTGGTGTTGGTATCCGAAAAAATCTATTAGTTGGAAATAATATTGGATTGGGAACAAGCGGATTTGTACCTCAAGAATCAATTCATATTAGAAAAACAAATGCAACAGAGCGTTTTGAACATAATTCGGGGTCATATAGTTATGTTGATTTTATGGAAAATAGTACAAATATTAGATATGGTATATTATTTGATTCTAGTATTAATGAATTTTGTTTAACAAATACTAATACTGCCCAAACACCTAATAATGCAAATAAGGCATTAACTATAAATAATCTGGGTTATATAGGTATTAATACAACTACAAATGTTGTAAGTCCTTTAAGTATAAATGTTAATAACTTTATTTCAACAAATTCTAGTACTGGTTATTTAGGATTAGTCGGTGGTGCTACAAATGTAAATAGTAATACAGTTGGTTCAAGACTTTTATTACATTCTAATAATCAATCTACCAGTGTTAGTCAAGGCTGTATAAATTTATATACTGGAAATGTCACTACAGGTAATGTAGCAATTTTCACTGGAAATGATATTGAACGAATGCGTGTAAATAATACTGGGCAGGTAACAATTACATCAACTCAATTTTCAGATAGTAACAGTACTGGTTCACTTATAGTAGCCGGCGGTATATGTGTTCAATCTACACAAAATGCAACAAGTGTTACAAGTGGTGGTGCATTAAGTATAAATGGTGGTATATCTATTAAAAAAGATATTTATATCGGGGGTAACATTTATATAGAAGGTAGTTTTACAGCTTCTGGTTCGGTAACAGCACCCACTATTAGTTTTTATACAGAAAGAAATTGTTCAGTAGTAGAATACTTTAATAATAACTTGAGTGTAACTGGTAGTTTAGGAACATTAACATTTGGATTTAGTGTTACTCCGTCAACTGATAGTGAAAATTGTGAAGTTGAAGTCATATTACCCTCTAGAACAAATGCATTTATAAGACGTTTTGAAATTATTTCAAACTGTTCAGGTTATACTGATGAAACAAATATTACTCCGATAATGAACATGATAGCTTGTGGTGTCGTTGGAACACCCAGATTATTAATCAAATTCCAAAGTGTATCTACAGCAACACATTATATACAAGTTATGTGCACATATGTTCTTGCTTAAATAAATTCTTCATATAATATTAAAATTATATGAAATTATTATATGAAATTATTATATGAAATTATTATATGAAATTATTATATGAAATTATTATATGAAATTATTATATGAAATTATATGAAGCATTTTTGGTATATATATTTGCGGTAATACGATAAACTTTTTTTCATCATTATATTATATATATAATTTGAAAATGTCACTTCAAGCTATTTCCCTAATATTACTCAATGGTGTGACAAGTGTGCTATTTTTAAAATATAGCGTCAAGTGCATATACGATAAAGTCACAAAAGAAAAAGATGAACAACTTCTTTGGCTAATAACCAAAGTACATAAACTAGAAAATGACGTCAGTGAACTTCACGAGTCAATCGACGTTTTAGAAGATAAACTCCAAAAAAAAGAAAATCTATTAAAAGAATCTAGTGAAATGTTATTTAATAAAATTGATAAGTTTATAATCAGTAATTACGATACAGTTCAAAAATAAAATTACAATTATTTAATATAATTATACACACATGAATAATTATATAGAAAATATCACACTTTAATAGAAATAAAACAAACAAATCAAATGTGATAAGAATTTTTTAAAATAATTTGTAGATTGTTAGTCTTCTCTATGAAGATAAACTAATAAATTATTAGTCTTCTTTGGATTTCCTACCATATGATTTTTAGTAGCATCACTTATCATCTTATCTTTAACTCCCTGCATATTTAATGATGGAAATTGGTCAAGATAATGGTTAAGCACACCTACTAAATTTGGAGTACTCATGGAACTTCCACTATAAACAGCTGTCTTACCATCAGGTACAGTACTTAGAATATCTACTCCTGGTGAATACAAATCAGCACATGCTCCATAATTTGAAAAATATGCACGATTATCATACTTGTCAGATGCCATAATTGTTAAAATACCACGGGCACTAGCCGGACTAGTTTGACAAGCATCAGAATCTTCATTACCTGCTGCAACAACAACATACACCGAATCACTCTTTACAAGAGCTTCAACAGCTCTATTAATTGCACGAGAAAATCCACCACCGAGTGACATACTCATAACACTCTTTACATTAGGATTACCTTTAAGTTGCTCTTGATGACGCTTATACACAAACTCTAATCCACCCAGAATTCCAGAATAACTACCAGACCCCTCGCAGTTTAATACCTTTACTGCAAATAACTTTGCATCTTTACAAACACCATAACTCTTGCTTCCAACTAATCCAGCACAATGAGTACCATGACTATTACAATCAGTATTTTTATTGTCTCCTGCAAAATTAACTAACCAAGTTGCACGTCCTTCAAATTCTGGATGATTTACATCAATGCCAGTATCTACAATATATGTATGAATATCAACATCTTTATTCTTATGACAACTACCAGATTCATTATATTCAAACGTATTGTCAAGAGGTAAATCACGCTTAACAACACGGTCTAAATGCCACGGCATACTTAATTTCATTTCAAATTCATGTTCTGGATTTTGAATATAAAACACATTTTGCTCTCCAACAATAGGTTTAGGTAACGTAAATGTTTGGTCTTCTTCAACTTCAAATAACTCTTCTAATGTACAAGAAAAAGTATTATAATTATCACCATATGTCTTATAAATAGTTAAATCATTAATGTTAACTAATACATCAAGATTATGTTCTTTTGCAAAAGAATCATAGTTAAAGGTATGAACATGATAATTACGTGGAGTCAAAATATAATTTTTTGCTTGAGCAAAACTAACCAAACATAAACAAGATAAAGTAAAGAGCTTCATTTTTAAATGAAGTAGATATGTTATACATTTCATTTTTTTTTAACTTTAAACCGGTTGGTAATATTCTCTTTCTTTATCAGTTAAATAACGCACTTTATTATAAAAACTCTCTAAAATATAACTACTTAAAATAATATTTAGTAAAATAATACATACCAATCCAGACCCAAACAATATATACAATCTATTTTTAAATTCATCAGGTACATCTTCAAAAGTTACTTTAATAATAGCAAGAGGTGCAGCCTCATCAATCATTTGTCGTTCTAATTATTTTATTTTTAAATTAAAAACTACTGTAAAAGCAAAATAATTTTCACTATTTTTAAAATAATTGGAAAAATTTAAATTGTTTATTTACATTATAAAAACATAAATGTCTATTGAAAATTTCTTAGGTAATCTCTTTACAGCTCAAAGTGGAGGAGGTTGTGATGGAAATGTAGCTTACAGAGGTAAGGATGAGAGAGAGGAGGAGAGTGATATTACAGACTATGTTGGCGGTGCAAGAAAATCAAAGTCCCCTAAACGTAAATCAAAGAAATCTAGAAAGTCAAAGAAATCAAAGAAATCTAGAAAGTCAAAGAAATCAAAGAAATCTAGAAAGTCAAAGAAATCAAAGAAATCTAGAAAGTCAAAGAAATCAAAGAAATCTAGAA